GGTATTCAAGTCAAGGGAACGACTCTTACTGGATGGGATGCAGAATCCAGTATGTCGAAGACTCTACGAAAGCCAGAAGAATCCCTGACGGGTCTCTTGTCAGTAGGCAAGGTTGGACTGAGGTCGTTTATGTCAAATATAAAGACAGCGGAAAGCAAGCCTAATGGGCGACTTAATCAAGAATGCATTCTCTTAAGGGTAGTTAAGTGACAGATAACATCGTTCTCTTTCCTGGATTTAAACGCGAATCTCCTCCGCAAACACTAGAAGAAATTGCGGATCAGGTTACACAAAATCGTAAAGAGCATGTTGACGGAGTCATGGCAGATATGGTTCCTGAATTCATCCAAATGTTTGGGTCTTATGGACTTGACGTAAGTTCTGATGACTACATCAAAGATGTTGCCATGATTATGGAAGCGACTAAGTCTATGATTAGTCGTCAATATCGTCTTGAACATCCTTTTCATAATATGGTTGACAATATTTTTGATTTTAGTTATAATGAAGATAATACAGTTGCATACACGTACAATTTTCCCAACAAGGATGAAGAGTAATATATTATGATTATTGTTGATTTGTCTCAGGTGATGATTTCCAATCTGATGGTTCAGCTTGGAAACCACACAAACACTGAGCTTGAAGAAGATCTTCTTCGCCATATGATTCTAAATTCCATTCGTTCGTATAACCAAAAGTTTAAGAATGAATACGGTGAGATGATTATTGCATGCGATGCTGGTAACAACTGGCGTCGTCAAATCTTTCCTTACTACAAAGCCAATCGCCGTAAGAACCGTGAGAAGTCTGAGCTCAACTGGACTCAGATCTTTGACACACTCGGCAAGGTTCGTGAGGAACTCAAGGAATACTTCCCTTATCGCGTTATTCAAATTGATGGTGCCGAGGCCGATGATGTCATTGGTACTCTAGTCGATAAGTTCGGCAACACTTCTGAAAAGATTCTGATCATGTCCGGTGATAAGGACTTTGTTCAGCTGCAACGTTACATGAATGTCAAGCAATACGATCCTGTTCAGAAGAAGTGGCGTACCACTAACGATCCTGATCGCTTCATGAAGGAGCATATCATTCGTGGCGACGTTGGTGATGGTGTTCCTAACTTCCTTTCGGCTGACAACACGTTTGTAGTTGGCGCTCGTCAAAAGCCAATTAGCCAAAAGAAACTGGATGAATGGCTTAACCAAGATCCTCGCGACTTCTGCGATGAGAACATGCTTCGTGGTTACCTTCGTAATCAGCAGCTTGTTGATTTAAACTTCATTCCAGAAAATCTACGTGACCAAGTGCTTGTTGAGTATGAAGCTCAGGCAGGCAAGGGTCGTAGCAAGCTATTCAATTACTTCATTGAAAAGCGTCTCAAAAACCTCCTCGAAAGTATCAATGAGTTTTAATATGCCAAGACAAACAATTGCACAAATTATAGAAACAGCATCAAAGATCGAAGTTATAGAAGATCGTGCTCAGTATCTTCGCGACAACGATTCATCAACTCTTCGTTATATTCTTGAACTGGCTCTTGTGCCAGGTGTCGAGTGGGAAATTCCTGAAGGAGCTCCTCCATTTAAACCATGTGAATACCTAGATGTAGAAGGTCGACTTCACCAAGAAGCTCGTACTCTCTACATGTACCTCAAAGGAAACCAACCAGGTCTTACACAATTGAAACGTGAAATGCTTTTCATTGGTCTCCTTGAGTCCATTGATAAGCGTGATGCCAATCTATTGATTGCCGTCAAAGACAAGAAACTACCTCGTACTATCTCCACCAAAGTTGTCAACCTCGCATTTCCAGGGTTAATCAATGAGCAAGTCAATTAAGCGGAATAATAAGTACTATAGCCATGATGATGATCTTTATGAAGACCACCACTACGAAACTCATGGCCAAAAGCTTTTAGAGAAACGAATTCGTTCAGCTCTTCGTTCTCGAACCAAAAGCGGTTTGTTTGATTTAATTGAAGAAGATTATTAATGCCAATCTATGAGTTTAGGGACAAAGAAACTGGGGAAACCTGGGAAGAGTTCCTTTCTATGTCTGCACGAGAAGAATACCTTGCAGAAAATCCACACGCAGAACTAGTCATTGGTGCTCCTGCTTTCATTTCTGGAATTGCAGGTGTTACTCATAAAAACGACGATGGCTTTAAAGATCTGTTAAATAGGATTGGAACAGCAAATCCGGCTTCTCCTCTCGGACAGCAACATGGAGACAAGAGCATTAAAGCCACTAAGATTCGCGACGCCGTTAATAAAGCTAAAAACAAAAAATAAGGATGATTCGTGACTGAAGCAAGACTTACCAAAAGACAAAAGAGAATTCTACGTCAAAACGGAGAACAAGATCTGCTGAACAACAAACCGAGTTTCAACTCTCCAAACTTTAATCTAAAACGAGTTCATCCACTTACAGACAACCAAAAGAAAACGTTTGATGCATTCCATAGTGGTAAACATCTAATGCTTCATGGCATGGCTGGTACTGGTAAGACTTTTCTTTCAATGTATCTGGCAATTAAAGATTTGATTGGTGGAACAAGCGAACAAGAAAAGATCTACGTAATCCGTTCTGTTGTTCCGACTCGTGATATGGGATTCCTACCAGGATCTCAGAAAGAAAAGATGAAGGTCTATGAAGCTCCGTACTATGCAATCTGCAGCGAGCTCTTTGAACGTGGAGATGCTTACGACATTCTAAAACAAAAGAATGCCATTGAGTTTATGAGTACCTCATTTGTTCGTGGTACTACATTGAACAACTGTTATGTGATCGTTGATGAGATCAATAACATGACGTTCCATGAACTTGATTCTGTTATCACACGTATCGGTAAGAACTGCCGAGTGATTTTTTGTGGAGACTTCCGTCAGTCTGACTTATCTCGTGAACAAGAGCGTAATGGCTTAAAAGAGTTCATAAAAGTGATTGACAGATTATCCGATTTTGATTATATTGATTTCTTAGAGGCCGATATTGTGCGCTCTAAACTTGTGAAGGAATACATAATTGCACGCCAAAAGCTTGGACTACAACCGTAAACATTTCGAATTTGATCTGCTCGAGTTTGCAAATCTAAATCGTATTGATGGTGAAACTGCTCGTTTGTACGAGACTCCTACCGGTCAAAGGTATCCATCGGTCACTACCGTTCTCGGTAAGATGTCTGATAAGACTGCGCTCAACGAATGGCGCAAGAGAGTCGGTGATGAGGAAGCCAATAGGGTTTCTGCGCGAGCCGCATCTCGTGGGACGTCTATCCATAACATGTGTGAGAAGTACATTCTTGATCAAGAATTTGATACTTCGTTGCCACATAACATGGTAATTTTCCGCCAGATTAAAGGAATCCTTGACGAAAAGGTTGATATGATTCGTGCCACTGAATGCACGCTCTTCAGCCATCATCTCAAGATTGCTGGTACCTGTGACTTGATTGCAGACTACGATGGTAGGCTTTCCATTATCGATTATAAGACATCCACTAAGCGTAAGCGTAAGGACTGGATTGAAGGTTACTTCTTACAGTGTAGCCTCTATGCCTACATGCTCTGGGAAATGACTGGAATTGCAATCAAAGACATCGTGATTATAATCGGTGTTGATGATGAAATCGATGCTCAAGTCTTTGTTGAACGGCCTTCCAATTATATCGAAAAGGCTGCTGATCTTGTTCGTAGCTATCACCAATTATATGGAAACAAATGATGAATCAATTATGGCAATATTGGAGAGCTGCAGTTTCTGAACAGCAAATCTCGCATATCATGGAAACCGGAAATCTTCAACCAACAACGGTCGCCGGAATAGGCTTTGACGGATCTACTAAGAATCTAGAATATCGATCAAGTGAAATTAGATGGATTCCAACTTCAACCAGTCCAGACATTACTAACATGCTATGGTACTATGCACAGGTTGCCAATCGTAATGCGTTTGGATTTGATATCACCTATCTAAATGATATTCAATACACCACATATAATGCTACAGAAAATGGCAAGTACGATTGGCATCACGATGCGTTTTGGGCTAACCCTACGACATTT